TTCTCATACGTCTGCGGGCGTTCCTGGCATACGAGATTGAATAACCGCCTTACCTTGACCATCACAGTCCCACACTTCAAAATTAGCTTTCCACTTAGCTTTATTCAGTACGACAGCCCCAACCAATTGCATGGTTTCTGCTTTAGTTCCGTCACGTACATCCACAACAATATGGTCGCGCTGGTCAAGATATGTACAAGACAAAACCGAGCTATCACCACCACCGATAGCCACGTCAACGCCCATAACACCACAGCGATATGCTTTAGCTGGTGTGTACGGGTCAAAACAGCTGAATATTTCAGTATCAGTCATAATCTTAGCGAACTGGTCTGAATCATCGTACATAATGGTAGCGCGCCATAAGTCATAATTTATTTCTCTAAGCTGATTCCACCCATCCAACACAGATTGTGGCAATGCGGGGTTTTCCCAGTAGTCAATACGCACGTACTGAGCATTAAACGCTTTAGCCCAATCTTTAACATCTTGGCTGAAGTGGTTAGATATCAAAATAATAAGACCGCAGGCACGAACATAAGTGTTCAATGTTGCTGCGGCACCACCTTTCCAGTTTTCAACTTCATCAACCAGAAGGATGTCTTTTGCACGTTCATTAGTTTTCAACGCAGAGCCACGTGATGGATGAAACCCTTGAAAATACACTTCGCCACCATCACTGAGTGGGTAATACATATCACCGGAGCGAACTGCTGGCCAGTCAATATATTCATCAAACACATTTGTAAACAAAGCAGCAACAGATTGCCCCAACGCTTTTTCTGTAATAATACCGATTGTTGCTGAATCTGCATAGCCGTTCATCAGTAATTGTCCAACGATACGAATAAGCCCCTGTGTTTTTCCAGAACCACGACTTCCTTCAATAAGCACAACACCGCCCTGGTAGTCTTTTTTTTGCTCTATAGCGGTCTTACGCTTTTCCAAGCACTCTGTCATATACGGAATAAGTTTCAGCAGTTTGGGGGCAACTTTTTCGCAAAAAGCATCTAATTCTAGAACCATACAGAGATTATAAATTGTTGTTGTTGAAAAAATCAAGAAAAAAGGGTCTCAACGAGTATTTGTTTTTTATGAGAGTGGAAGGAAAGGAGTTAAAAAACGACTTGGAGCTGAGACCCAATAATAATAATATATATTATTTATATATAAATGGTCAAGAAAAAAGTTTTCAACAAGTTATTAGACCACTTATGAACCGTTTTTTAACAAGTTATTCACATATCCGTCTGAAATGAAACTTACGTGCCACAGTTCCACCAGTCTTCAGTGCATACGATATGGTAGAATGGTCACGACCAACGGCCATTCCTGCATCTGTTAGGGTTTTATACGTCTTTCCTGTTTCAACACACAAAATATCACCTTTGGGGTCACACGTTTTACCAAGTATTTTTATAGCGTGAATTATATTTTCTTGATGTGTTACCCATTCAAGATTTTCTGCACGGTTATCCGTTCTAATTCCGTTCTTATGGTTCACTTCAAGTTTCTGATAGGGCATACGAACATCACAAAACGCTTGAGCCACAAGACGATGTACAGACACCCTTGTACCATAAATCATAACCCGATGATAACCGGCCTGCGTTACTGGCTTTAATATACAATGTTTATTGCAATCATAAACACGCCCTTGGTCTGAAACCAAATATCCATCGTGTTGGTCTAAATAACGCCATCTTTCCATTGTTGATACACCTTTTTTGCGCAGATTATAGGGCTTTTCAACAGGATGTCAACAACAAACAAGGCGGCCCGAAGACCGCCATGCGTTTGCTATAACCAAAGGTGATAACACCGATAGTTATTATTTATATATAAATCTTAAAGTCAAGCCAGAATCTCACCAACAAGCTGAATCATACTTTGTTTGATGTTTTGTCTGGCAATGTCGTTCTTCGCAACAAGGAACGCCTTGTACAACAACTTGAACTTCGCATCATATAAAACAGCTGCTTCTTCCTGTGTACAATCTTCACGATTAGGATATGTTCCACCGTTCAAAACACCTTCAACAAACGCTGGAAGTTCTGTTGCGCCATTACCCATAACAGATACAATGCCTGTTGGACTAACAAACTGCTGGCCGCCTGCCTTAAAAATATTAGGTACACAACCTATGCTTCCAATCTCAACAAGCATAGACTGAGCACGAAACCACATTAACGCCTTATTCAAGAAGTCTTGTTCTTCATCTGTACAACGTATTGAAATTACTTTTGTTTTTTTATCTTGTGTCATTTTGTCATCCTTTTGTATTACAAATACACGACAAAACGTACTACGTTTGATTACATTTGTCAATCTGGAACAACAATGCGCTTTATTTCACGCTTTACCTTGGACTTTGGTTTAGCAGCCTGCAGTTCTTTCAAGGCACGAATCTTCACAGCATCTGTAACAGTCGGGTCAGACACAATCTTCATCATCTGTTCATAATAGTCTAATTCTGGCGTAGATTCGCCAATTTGCTTTGTGCTGGACTTCTTATTCATCTTAAAACGGGCAAACCGTTCGGCCATGATATTAGCCCAGCCAGGAAAACCAGCCGAAAACCTTCCCTGAGATTGTAAAGCCCTTCCTGTATTCAATATATACAAATCAAAGTCAACGTCAGAGCAAGTCTGGAAGTCCGGAGCATTTGGCATCTCTACTCTACGTGGTTTCTGTTGCTGTCCTTCTGGTTCTTCTCTCTCTCTGGTTTCAATAGGTACGAGCAGAATAGAAGTCGTAGCGTGCTTTAATACGTCATAGTCACCATCAGCAATATCTGGAAGGTAGACAGTACCATCTTGTCCTATAGGTGTACCAGACCTAGTAGCACCTAGCTTCTTAAATACAAACCAAGCACCTTCAGTAGACTTATGCTTTCTGGTCTGTACAAGCACACTAGGCTTCCACCATTTAGGCGCATCACCATCAAATCTAAGAACACCGTTGGTTATAGTAATCATACTATATATGGTATGAATAGTTTTATTAAAATCAACATATAGTTTTAATGTGGGTAAAAATGGCTGATTTTACTATATATAGTTTTACGATATGTCTGTAGATTGTTGAAATTTATATAAAAATATGCCTGTTCATTTTTTTTAACATTTGTACTTGACATTGCTTTTTGATAGTCCTAAGATGTCTATATGCAACCAAAGGATATAACATGATGTACGAAACTATTTTACGTAATGAATTCAAGCAGTGCACATCTCGTGAACTGAGTGATTTTGAATTAACCGCATTAAAAGACTTCATTGAATATTATGGTGATGATACGTGGGAAGCCAGTGATTTACACTCGGCTATCTACGACTTTCTAGACCAGTGCTATACACGAAGCGCAGACAAGTTTGGTGGGCTTGAGTATAGCATCCGTGATTGGTGGGAATTCCCAATGGCAAAAAAAGAATTCCAAGGCAACCGTACTATCATCACATATCGTGGTGGTACAATGGTAGAACAAACAACAACAACTGACTAAACAAAGGAGCTCTACATGTCAGAAAAAATGGAAAAAACAACAGCAAAACCAGAAGCACAGTATCTTAAAATTACGTTCGTGGGTACAGGCGCAAGTGGCACAGAAACACCGGCTGGTATCGGTTTGGAGTGTGTCGGCTTGACAAAACGTCAGATAATGCTGGCTGCGGTTAGTTTGTTTGAAACTGTCTGCGCACAATTTCGTGAGACAGAAGATGCACCAAAAGAAAACCCATTGACTAAGTTTTTGATAAATAGTTTAGACTTATCAGACAAGGCTATGGAAGTTCTAAAAGAAATGAAAAAAGAAGACTAATCACTATCAAAGGAAGGGATGGCCATGGAAAACGAATTCGGTGACGTAGTAATAATTGGGGGGCATATTGCACAAGCCACGCGAAACTTTTCTTATAGGTTCGCAAGAAAAAACGGCTGGTGGTTGTCCGAATTGTTTGGAAACAGCTCTTGGTTGATTAGATACAATCGAACGACCAAAAGCTTTTCTAGGTGTTGGGTAAAATTGGCCATTCCTTCTACAGTAAACTATGACAAGTTTGAAAAACATGTAGCCAAATTAAACAACAAGATGTACGAGACACACAAAGCACTCTTACTTGGAAAAGGGAAAAAACATGATAAACGAAGCCGCTTTTGATTTAGTAGTAAATAACATGCGCGAAACACCAACAAATTCTAAGCGCACGTTTGCACTGTGGAAAAAACACCCAGACCAACTGGGCTCATTTTCTAAGGGGCTGTTGGATGCATGGGAACACGCAGACGGGGATAACAACCAACGTCTTGCAATTGCATTTCCACAAATAGCTTCTGCAATCATAGAATATCAAACCCTTCCAGAAAAGAAGGCTGAAAAATACATCAACAAACTATTAGGTGAATAACATGCAAAGAACCACACATGAAATACCCCAGCATCACATTGACTGGGAAAAAACTGGCACTACACAGGCCGAGTTTATGGAAGCCTACGCCGCGGCCGATTCTAATACACAGAGAGCATTATTAGACTCTATCCTTGTATGGACAAACCCAGAGTGGTTAGAATTGCGTGCCGGTAGATTTACCTGCTCTAAAGCATCCGAATTCTTAGCCGACCCAGTATCTAAAGCAGACAAGGAAGCTGGGAAGATTGGCGAAACAGCCAAAAAGCTTTGTTACAAGGTTATGGCCGAACATTATACCAACTGGCGTGAACCAGAACAGAACTGGGCAGACAGACTAGCAGTGAAGCGTGGCCTTTGTTTTGAACCAATCGCACGTCAACTGGCCGAAGAAGCCTTGAACACCAAGATTAAAGAAGTTGGCATCATCACCTATGGTGAGTTCTTTGGATATAGCCCAGACGGTCTGGATGCAAACGACCCAGAGACCGCTATAGAAATCAAATGTTATGAACCAGCGCATTATTTAGAAACACTGATGAACGCTGCGGATAAGAAAGTCCAGCTTCAAATGCAGATGGCCTTATGGGTGGCCGGTCTAAAACGTATATACTTCGTTCTGTACTGTCCAGAGATTGACCCAAAGCACGTCACCATCTTGAAATACACAAAGGGCATCAAATATCAAAAAATGTTTAATGAACGAGCAATTAAGATGATGGAATATATGGAAGAAGTTGTAGACCAGAAAAACAAACGTGAAATTGTAATAGAAACAGCAGAATAAAAAACCCAAAGGCAAGGAAATGGAAGTTGAACTTATAGCAATCAGTGTTGCTCGTACAGTCAACAGATGGACAGGTAAGGCAACCTTCCAAACAAATGGTGGGGCAACACTAACAACACCAATTCCACGTGAAGTTGTTGAAAAAATCGTGGATGCGTGCCAAGGGAAAGTACTATGAAGAAACGAACGGCTTGGAATTCAACACTTGCGCCTATTAGTAAGGCTCGTTTAGAACGTGGCGAACATTATAGCATCAAGCGTACGCCGTTGAAAAAACGTGGCAAACAGGCAGCACAAGACCGTAAGAACCTAGCTAGAGCCAAACAGGTATATGATGGCAAGTGTGCAGTTTGTGGGGCAAAGGGAACCCAGCACCACCACTTATTAAAGCGTTCTTTATATCCACAGTATGTGAACGAACCATTAAATCATGTGCTGTTGTGCGACTTTTGCCACCGCATAGCCCACAACCAGCCGGTTCCATACATACCCGAAGTAATCTATCAGGCACGAAAACGAGTAATAGAAAAGATGACAGACAAACTAAAGGAAACATTATGCGCCCAGGGAACATCCACAGAGACGAATCTATGATGATTGACACCGCTGTCAAGTCACTAGTACAACGTATAACTGGCTATGGCATTCCTATAGCCAGCTTAGCACGCATGGCAAACGTAAGCAGAAATACAATCTATGCCTTATTAGACGAAGAGTCCGACCACAATATCAGAATGCCAGAGTTCAAACGCATTGCGGTTGCAACCACCGAATGGATAAATCTAAATCGTCTTGCTAGACGTGGGGGGAAGCCATGGCGAAACCCCTAACCCCAGAAACAGCTGAAGCCTTATATAGACTGGCTGGTGAAATTGTAGAACGTAAGCGCAGACGGCACAATCGTCAGCTTACCATCTATGACGCTATTGAACGTTGGGAAAAAGAACACAAAGAAAAGGATAAAAGATGAACGAAATTATTAAATTTACACCACAAACCACTGATAATGGTCAAAAAGGCGTATCGGCAAGACAACTTTATAAGTTTTTAACACCACGGGGCAATCATTTCGCACGTTGGGCGCAACGAAATATAGTTGAAAATCTATATATAGTAAAAAACACCGACTGGATAGAAGTTGTGGAAGGCGCAGAAATCTCAAATAGCCCATCGGGCGAGCCCAGAAATCTGCCTATTTCAGCAAACACTAAATATAGTAATGCAAAAGACTATATATTGACCCCAGAAACAGCAAAGAAGATTTGTTTATCAGCAAAGACATCTAGACAACAAGAAATCATAGCTGCTTTGGCCAAACTTACAGAACGAAAAGCTAAAGAACCAATGGTTCCAGTCAGTATGATAGAAGAAATCGTACGTAAAACTATGGCCGCACAGAGTGGAAAGGTTGGTAATTACAATCAGTTGATGATTGAAAACCAAGAAAAAGACAAAACGATTGAATCTTTGACCCTGCAGGCCAAGACCAGACACAACGCCACAGCGAGCCAAAACGCCATCAGACAGATAGTAAATATCATTGTGAATAATTCTTACTGGGCTGGCCAAGAAAACGCTTACCAGGTGGTTTATAATAAGATTATGGCCGATTACTTCCGCACGCATCCAGTTCACTGGCGTTCGGACTGGTATGCGCTTAAAAATGCAGAGTTTCGCAAGAAAGAGTTTAGAAGAATCTTTGAAAGCGGTGGCGAACACGTAGAATCTAAGCTGGACTGGGTGCGTATTGTACATCCGTCTGCTTTACAAGATATTGAAAACGCAGCACGAAGCTACGCCGTATTCGTATTGCCACAGGACTTCTTCTTGGGCGGCGGGCGTTTGCCTGCGTAATGAGTTTGGGACAAACGTTGTCCCACAGCTTGTGTGCCAGTAGGTATAGTAGAACTCTCTATACAAGCTCGTGTCGGCAAGCACACAAGCGACACACTAGTTTCGGACAGGCACGAAAACGTGTGTTTGAGCGTTCTGCCAGTAACGTGTCCAAAACTGGCACCTATGGGGGCGGTTCGTCTAATTGGTCAAGGCAGGCTAGTGCGCTAGCTTATTACAGGTTCGAGTCCTAGTACGCCCCCACCAAGAATAAGGAAACGAAATGAAAGTATTATCACTCTTTGATGGTATCTCTTGTGGAAGATTGGCACTGGAACGCGCAGGAATACCCGTTGAAAAATACTATGCCAGCGAAATTGACAAGTATGCAATACAGGTGGCGCAGAAAAATTACCCCGACACAATACAGATTGGCGATGTAAATAAACTGAATTATCTTGAACTGCTTGATGTTGATATGATTATAGGTGGGTCGCCCTGCCAAGACCTGTCCATCGCAAAGCAAAACCGCCAAGGGTTGCGTGGGGAACGGTCGGGGTTGTTTTGGAAATATGTTGAAGCGTTGGAAGTTATCCGCCCCAAATGGTTCTTACTGGAAAATGTTGCCAGTATGCGTAATGAAGATAGAGATGCGATAACCGAAACCCTGCGTAAGTTATATCCAGAAACAGAGTGCATAATGATAAACAGTGCATTGGTATCGGCGCAACAACGTAAACGGTATTACTGGACAAATTGGCATGTAGAACAGCCAAAGGACAAGGGTATATTGCTGAAAGACATACTGGAAAGTGGTATGTCATATAATAACAAAGCACATTGTTTAAGAGCCGGATACGCACCTTGTTTTGAACACGATTTACCAAGAAAAAAAGATGAGATGGTTGCAGAACCTGTTCCTTGTGCTATGCGAACACGTGAAGATGAATTAGGTAAGTTCAAGCGAGTTGAAACCAAAGACGATGGTAAAGCCAATTCACTTACATCTGTGCAGACAGATTCTATGGTTGCCGAACCAGTCCGCATTGGCGAACTTGACGGACTTGGTAAAGGACAGGCAAACCGCATTTATTCTGTTCGTGGCAAATCTGTATGCTTAAATGCAAACGGTGGTGGTGGTGGCGCAAAGACAGGTTTATACAAGGTTGATTTACCAGACGGCGATTACATTATACGGAAACTGACACCTGTTGAGTGCGAACGATTACAAACTTTGCCAGATAATTGGACAGAAGGTGTGAGCAACACCCAACGGTACAAGGCAATCGGCAACGGCTGGACAGTTGATGTTATTGCGTGGATATTTAGTCAATTACCAAAATAATAAGGACAACCAATGATAAGCGACATACAGCCACAAGAACTAAAACAAAAGGATGTAAAATGAGTGATATGAAATGCCCATTTTGTGGGCAGGAACTACGGAAAATAAGTGCAACTTCATTTCTTGTATGTGATAATTGCAACATAACAGGGTTTGACAAACTCTGGCAAGAACTTATACGCACGCGCAAGGCATTGGAATTTATAACTCGTATTTCTGGTGCGGGAATGTCTTATCAAGATATGTTTTTAGATGCGCACGAAGTCGCAAAATTCGCATTGGGACAAGTTAAACACCCAGTACTTATGGGGCGGTACGACAAAGAAATGACAGATTTATTGAGAGGTGGCAACAATGAGTGAACTTAAATGTCCGTTCTGTCAGCAGGAATTAGAAACTTGGGCTAAATATACAGATGGAACAAGTAAAGTATGGTGTTCTAAATGCAACTTATTTGGCGATAGTAAATTATTTTCAGAACTTATACGCACACGCAAGGCGTTGGAAATCGCTGTTGATGCGTTGAAAAGAACAGATTGGTGTGCTCAAGATTATGCTATAGCACAAGATGCATTAGACAAAATAACAGCACTAGAACAAAAGGATGTAAAATGAGTGATATTTGGCATACAGTAGATGAAACACCAAAACCGTATGAAGATATAGCCTTTTATGTTGACGGATATTTGTATTTTTCTAGTTATCATCCACAACATAATCAGTATGGCATATTTGGTGCGGACAAAGTTGAAAAATGGTGTTATTCAAAAGATTTATCGTCATATATTCTTGCACTTGAAACCGATTTAGACCGCACACGCAAGGCATTGGATGTTGCCGTTGATGCGTTAGATTCAGGCAGAACACTAGCGAGAATTGCGGGTTTTGAAATGCTTGCGACAGGTATGGATGAAGCCATAGAAAAAATAACAGCACTAGAACAAAAGGATAAATGATGCAGTTATATCAAGGCGATTGTTTGGAAGTTATGAAACAGATACCCGACAAGTCGGTTGATTGCATTATGACATCGCCACCATACTGGAAAGGGTTTGAATACGAAGCATATTTTAACTCGTATGCCCAGTATCTTGATTGGTGCAGAAAGTGGCTTGCAGAAGCAAAACGCATACTAGCACCCAATGGAACATTTTGGCTTAATGTTATCAACGACAGCGAAATAACAATTCGTGCATTTGAAATGATGGAAATAGCCACCAGAGAACTTATGTATAAACTGCACGACACGATTATTTGGTATCGGTATAACCAACAACCAGCCAACACAAACAGACAACTGACGAACCAGTGCGAATATATCTTTATGTTGCGCCATACATCTGCTGGTGTGGAACTAAATAAAGAACTGGCATACAATTTACACCCAGATATGTTCAAAACAAAAAATGTCGGTAATGTATGGGAATTGCCGTTCAACAGTGGTAAGCAACACAACACAGAGTTTGGGCGTAAAGAAACAAAATCAAAATGGGGGCATAGTGGTTTTCCTGTTGAATTGCCAGAAACCTGTATTGCGCTTTCAACCAAACCAAATGATACGGTGCTTGATATGTTTATGGGTAGTGGCACAACAGGTGTTGCCTGCAAACACTTAAACCGAAACTTTATCGGTATAGAACTTGACCCAAAGTATTTTAAGATTGCAGAAGAAAGAATTGAAAACGAACCAACACAATTAACCCTACCAGAACAAAAGGAATAGAACGATGAAAATGACAATTAGTCGTGAATGGTGTATGCCTAATTCTAAAACTTTTTCAATAAAACCAATTAGAAAACTAGTTGATAAATACATTTTTGGCGTATCAGTTGACCCGTTTGCTAACGATGCAAAATTGGCAACAATCACTAACGACATAGACCCAAATTGTCCGACTGATTACCATCTTGATGCGACAGATTTTCTAAAAATGCAGGGCGATAGTTCAGTTGATTGTGTGCTTTATGACCCACCGTATTCGCCAAGACAGGTGTCCGAGTGTTATAAGATGTTTGGTAGGACAGTCAACACCAAGACAACGCAGTCAAGATATTGGTCTGAGCAAAAAGAACAGATTGGTCGTATAGTAAAAAAGGGTGGTTATGTAATAACGTGTTCTTGGAACTCTGGTGGTATTGGGAAAAAATACGGTTTTGAGATTGTTGAAATTATGTTAGTCGCACACGGGGGGTGGCATAACGATACTATTGTTGTAGTAGAAAAAAAGGTGAACTAATGCCCGATATTAAATTACTAATGGAACAAAAGGAATAGAACGATGCGTAAATGGCGTACTTGTCCACAGAACAGAAATTATAAAATCTCAAGCGATGGGCTGTGTCGTTCGGCACATTATAGATTTGATGGAAAGTTTCTTACACCATCACGGGGTAGATTTGCGCCATGTTATGTTTTGTGTAGCAAATACTATAAAAAGGCATGGCCTATAAGACATCTGGTGTATACGGCTTTTGTTGGCGAAGTTCCCAAGGGGTATATTGTATTTAATAAAGACGGGGATAAAAACAATAACAATATTGAAAACCTAGATATAATGTCACTAGCCGACAAGATGTTTTATTATTGTAAATATCGCACAAAGAAAGTCCCTAAAATGACTTACAAAAACAAATATACATTTGTGATAGACGGAATTACATATAACACATCTCAGGATGTCATTAGAAAATATCCGCAAATAGGGACTAGACAGAACTTGTGTTTTCAAGCAGACAGATGGATACGTGGTGAAACATCACGTGGCAAAAAATGGGAGCCATCTGGTTTCGTGATTCAAGGAATTAGAATCTGGGCCACAAAGAATACTGTACCAAACCCAACGAAGAAGCGTATGGACAAAATAAAAGAATCACACAACTTATGATTTAAGAGATTCTTTTTTTACTTCATTTATTCTGTTTTGCCATCCACGTCTATATGCAGCTAAGGTAGGGTTCTTTTGAACCACAGCATCATAATAATCAGACCACGCCAGCAAAAAATCTTCTAGCATACCTTCTTTATCACGATATGTTCTGGCTGCACGAATTGTCGCCCCACCAATAACACCATCTACTATCACGCACAAAACACTCTGGAATAGCTTTATAGCTCTACGTATACCACAATTTACACCACAAGAAAACAATGGATAACGATATATTTCTGGTATTTCTTCTAACCGCATAGCATCCCAATAATCGCGTTTATAGATTTCCTTGGCATCATCCAGTGTTAAATCTTTAATCGTCTTCCCAGCCGCTTTTAATGCCTTTCCGTAGGTATTTGCAGCAATGCCGTATTTTGTACCCATAAATTCACCAGACCCGCGCCTTCCGCCAGTCCAGTTGCCATTATCGTTCGGGTCTGACGAATAAATGCCTTCAGCCCCAACCACCAGCATAAAAGCCTTATCAAACGTCATTTTAGTATCCCCCTACCTAAAAAGGCCAAAAACACCAGTCCCAAAGCAAAAAACGCCGACTGCCATTTAATCTTATCGTGAACCAATGATGTTTTTTGTATTTCGCATGTTTGATATATTTCATCAACAAGTGAATCTACAATGGCAAATTTAATATTATTAGACTCTGTTTTACACTCTTCTGGCATGTCCTTCTGTATTGCGGCTATGGTTTGATGGGCCGTATTAGCTAAATTTTCGGTCACAGACGGCTTTTTGGCACACCCGCACAGCAACAGGAACATACCAAGCAAAAGTAATAACACAAAGGTTTTTATAGCAAATATGATTATTTTCATTAGCGTGCCTTTTGTTTGATTTTAGAAGCGACCATACTACCCAGTGCCTGCGATGTTTTATTTGTGAGTTTTAATTCAGGAATTATTTCATATCCACCGTTGCGACAGACTGGCGTAAGGTTCAGTTGTCCAAAACCAGACAAGGCAGTATGCGAATACATACGTTCGGCAAAGTTTATATTTGGGTCAATTGTACGCCCTTTTTGATATGATGGTGTCATGATGCATTGGCGGTTTTTAATAATAACATCCCCATTTTGATTCAGGAACATAATAGGGTCGCTGGCATCTATGATGGCTTGATGTTTGTGTCCACACCATATCAAATCTGCGTTCACGCCCTTAGCGATACGATTAAAGTCAATCATACCCTTAGTAACGGGAGCGGATGCGCCCATTCCATGATGTTGATAAATATCATAATGTGCAGCACTTTTGCCGCGCTTGTCTTGGAAGTTAAACCGTAAGAAGTTTGCATAGTTGCCCACTGCTATCTGGTGCTTTTGTCCAGAATTCAGCATCCGCGCCAACAATTCCAACAAATCAACGCCATTATATTTCAATACGCTTTCTTCATGGTTGCCACGGCCAAAGAATAATATTTGTTCACGGTACGGCTTTAACAGTTCGTACGCCCTGTCTAATTTTATGTTGTACTGATTATCGCCCTTTTCCAATAGTGAGTTTACTGCGCGTTTAGTATCAGTACGCGAAATGGCATCAAATATATCACCGCCAAACAGCATGTACCGCTGGTCTTCTAAGCAATAACGCGCGTGTTCCACAAATGTAGGTTCATCAAAATTTGGGCTGTCTACGTGGGTGTCTGAAAAGAATGCTATTTTGAGCGGAACATTGGCACGAACAGTAGTATTGAATTGAATTGCTTTCATTTGGACAGCCCCCCGTTTCTAATTGTTTCAAGGCGCAACCACTCTTTATATTCTTCAAGCGTTAGTGCGCCCTTAGTACTATTACACGTTTTGTGGGTGGCCCGCCAATTATGTGGCTCGTTGGCACCCCCACGGCTAGTCGGCACACAATGGTCCAGATTGAAATCTTTTTCGCTTTCAATCGGTTTTCCACAAAGATAACAATAACACATGCCCAGACGAATTTGCTCTCTGTACAGTGTTTTCCATTGTTTCTTCGTTATTTCCACCGTGTCCCTTCCTTATTTACGTTTCTTTTTTCCACAAGGCATTTTGACCCCCTATATTAGTTTTTCAATAATGCCGACCAGCTTTTCACCAGCCAGCGCAAATGCTGTGAGCACGACCGCCAAGATAACCCATGCGGCTTTATGTTTTGTTATAGATACCAACAGATTCCACTTCTGTCCGGCTTCACGCTCGGCTTCAACGGGACTGTTCAAGCGTTGGATGATAAGGTCTAACTTTGTACCATGTTCGACCAGCGTGTTTTTGATGGAAGACACATCAGATTCAATAGTTTCAACTCGTCTCTTCATGACCATGTAGTCCTTGACTTGCGCTTCAGCAAGGTCAACATCGAAACCATTGACCTTACCTTTCTTACGTATCTTCTTCAAAACATCCAGCTGTGCACACATTTATTTCACGAACTTTTTAACCGCTTCCAGAACGTAAATAATTGCCGTGCCGATGGCCGTGGCATACGCCGCGATGTCCAACCCCCAGACAGCCGTAACAGCCGCCACAAACGGAATTGCCAATTCAACACATTTCTGTATTTTGGTTATAATTTCTTTTGCCATAGTTCACTCCTTTATTCTGTTACAGCCGTAATCGTGCCCACCGATGTTGTGCATGCCGAGTCCGAATACAACGAATCATTTACAGCCGGCAAAGACGTTCCGCTCGTATAATACATCTGGTCTTCGGCATCAAGGGCTTCTGCGCCACGCCACGCCAACCCGTTACCTTGGGTGTCTTCGTCAAATGCTGGGGAGCGTTTGAATTGAACATTGCCAGTGTCAGTACTAACAGTCAAGGTGGCGGTTGGTGGCAAATCGAACAACACCTGTCCAGCGGTAGCCCCAAACGGCGCTGTTGTAGAATATCCCGTCATACCTTCGATAAGCGTTTGTCTATTAGATGGAAAATGTACTGTTACATTAGGACAATTCCGCAACATTCTATTAAATGCGGAAACTTCCCCATCGAATGTGTCGCCATCTATTGCATAAAAGTACAAGTTGGCTAAATTTGCGCAAGACAAAAACGCTTGGTCAAATGGTTGTACCCCACGTATCAGTGCCAAATTGTAGAATCTTACTTCGGTAAGTCCGGTGGCACCAAACGCCCCTATGAGAGCCTGCTGACCACTTACTGATGTTAGTCTTGGCACCGACAACACTGTCATTGGGGTTGCATAAAACGCTTGATAAAAACAAGTTTGACCGCCAATTCCACGAAGGTTAGTTAGTCTTACTCGGTCTACATTCGCCCCCATAAATGCGCCTTGCATCGCACTGTAGCCAGATATGTAACGAAGTGCGGGAAATCGTATGGTACTCACGGCTACACCTTGAAACATATACATAGCCGCATAATCACCGTCAATTAGATACAGACTCGGCATGTCGATACTAGCCAAGTTTCCGCAGTCATAAAACATTGCTTGCGCAGCACCAGTGCCGCTTATACTGGACAACAGCGGAAGACTAATTTCTGGCAAAGCATGGCACTGGGTAAACATTCCATTCGCGCCATTCGCCCCTGATATTGTCTCTAGATTGGTAAGATTTACTGTTGTTAGACTCTGGTTTGCTCGGAACATTTCTTGAGCCGCACCCTGTCCGGAAATCTCAGTAACACCACTTAAATCAGCCGACTGGATGGTAGAATTTCCAAATGCACAATTCATACAATTCCACGTATTTAAGGTAATAGTGCTATTCATGACAACTTGGGTGATTCCGCTAGTGTTCAAAAAAGTAGATTCGAGTGCATGGTCTGACAATGTTTGTATTGAACTCAGGTTCAAAACACCGTCTTCTGTCGGCGTAACAACACTAATACCCCGATAAGCACTATCCATACCATACGAAGGAATGGTCGTGACACCAGAAAAGTCAACAATTTTTTGGCCTTGGGTTTTTGACAGGCTTCCGTTTTCTTTGGTCAATTTGATAGACAGCCCGCCTGACGACCCACCAGAAGTAATCATATTCATAATTGGCATTATACACTCCTTACATTACAACAATATTGACGCTTATTTCATTCTGCGGCACTTGTGTACACGTAAATGTTAGCGTATATTCGTGTTGTTCGGTACACTTTATTCCAGCAGCGGTGTAATTGTCTATACTTTCTGGTGTTGGACTTACAATAACCACCTTGTCTTGCAGTGCGCTTACGCCCGCATGTACGGTTTGTGTATTGTTTTGCCATCCATCCACGGCAAGAGTTACCACAGTATTTGATGGTGAGTAAGCAGAAGTTTGAACTTCTTGCCACACGTAAGATGTGTACCAAGTTTTATATACACCTGTTATTTCGTCACCAACAACTGGTGTGCCGGAGTAGAAAATACCCCAATCGGAAATAGAACCCGTTTCTTGAAGTGTTTCGTCAATATATACGCCCCACTGGTCACCACCAAAAGCGGTGAAGTAAACTTCAATGCTATCTTGCATAGGTTCGGGTGTTCCAGATGTTATTGTTATACCCCACTGGGCTGGGTCTATACCTTGCGCTATAATACCCCAGTTATAGTCTTGGTCTCTATATGCAATCTGCCAACCACCATCAGCGTATTCTGGCTTATACATATTGGCCATATCAACCGTAGTGACTCCCTTGAGCGCAGAATAGAACGTGTTTAAGTCTATTGTCGCCTGTATGTTTCTTAAATTATAAGTCACATTACCAGTAGTTTGTGTTGTTTCCACGAACTTAAACACAACGTCTACATCATGGTCAGGCCAACCGACCTTATTACCAAATATATCGCGGTCTACAAACAAGTCTGTTAAACCACTGCCGGCGGTCTGTGAAGCGTTGATTTGTGAGTCGTGGTGTACTTCGGAACTAGCATAAAATCTATAGCGTTCACGACCATCTTGCCAATTAACAAGTTGTACAACCCTGTTTGGGTTGCTTACTAGTTCTGGCAACTTATACCATTTGTCGTCAAGCTTGCTCCAAACATACCCAGCTTGAGCCGCTGTATAAGAAACGCTTATGGTGTCATTGTTAGATGGTGTGCCCGCCATGCTAAGACCATGACTCCACAATTCATCTTGTGTTAAATGTTCACCATTATAGTCCCAGTATGCGACAGAGCGCACATAAGTGTTGAACGTTGTCCACCCACCACCAGAATACCCAGAAGTGTCAACAGTAACACCGTAATCGGCTGGGTTTATATTGTTTGCGCTGGCTAATTGTTCACTCCATCCTTCTGTCCATAATATAATGCCAAACTCCTGTCCGTTATAATTTATTTCAACGTTGTCTAATCTGCTATAATCTACATTAGGAAACGCAGTGTGTAAAGCAGTGTTAAACACCATTGTATCTGCTATACTCCACACAAGCCCATCGACTTCCCCACTGGTTGGGTTCCAATCGGTCGTACCAGAATCAACGTAGGTAAACGTAACAGTATCGCCATCCGACATGCCGGTAAACTGAAGAAACGCTTCCTTGTTATATATATTTACATCTTCAATGGTAGAACTAGAAGTTGTAACATTCATAGATGCCGGTGTTGTGCCCAACACACATTCATAAATAGAACCGTTTTGATATGCGCCACCATACACAATATCATCAGAAAGTCTAGTTTCGCCAACATACATATATGCCTTACCAGCCAATTCTGCTGTTGGTGTTGGCAATGCAGATGCGGTTTTTTCTACAACACGATTATAGTCAACGTCACCGCCGCCACCACCTTCGCCAAGGTTTACTACATTCATAGCACGAACCGTTTGACCGCCTTCTGTAATTACTGTGCTCTGTACAGAACCCTTTGATTTATCATAAATCACTTCGCCACTTACGGAATTGACGTTCATAGCACGCACTACTTCACCACCATCTGTGGTAACTGTGCATTTGTCTGAGCCCTTAGATTCGTCATATTTGATGTCTGTCATAGCTTATCCTTTTATAAAACGGCTAATGGAGTGTTTAGGTTTAGAGTTACGGGAAACCCTGCTAGATTTTTTAACAGTTCTGTCGATTTTTTTCATAAATAGTTCCCCCTTTACGATTTGATTATAACTTAAAAAAACTTTTTATTTCAACATTATTTTGACGGGTATAGTTTATTCATATCCGCAGTTATTTTTTTACGTGTTTTGCTGTATTCTTTTTTCTTTTCTGCCAGGCTCAAATTGGGGTTTTTCATTATTTCATTATACGCCGCCAATAACCTTTCAGAAAACTCTTTGGCTCTACGGTCTGCTTCTTCTGTAGATATTCCCTGTAAATACTTAGAGTTAGATGTTGGTTTAAGGTTGATTTTATTCCCACCGACTTCACGCAACATTTTCTTTTCTTGCTTAAATGCTTCTGGGTCTTTCAGTGCATCATTTTCGCTTAAATAGAAGATGTTTGTACCGATACCGAAGAAGTCAGCCAGATTAGCCAACGTAGCAATAGAATACAGATTTCCACCGTTTTCGTATTGTTCTATTATGTTATCCACCAAGATTGGCGACCACGGTTCCCCTAAAATATCTGTCCAGCCAAGCTCTTCGCCCTGATAAGACTTTGGAGCCGTCTTGAACGCACCAAGGTCATAACCCGCTCTACGATACGAATTCCACGCCAAAACAAACCCTGGAGCCGCCTTGCCTTCCATAACGGTAGATATTACATCCCAAGGTTTAACACTCTTTGTCTGGCCATTTATGTTCTTTCTACGCATAGCTAAGATTTGAGAGATAGCACGAACATTGTTTGCTGTACCAAATGACAAATCAAACGTGGCATCACCTATCTTCACCTTACCAAAGTAAGTAGAGATTGGGTTCCACATATCTTCCAGTTCATCCCAATCGTCTGGGTCTTTGTCGCCAAGTATAGCTTTTGCCAGTAATCTCAATAAGATACCAGCGGTTATGAACATTACATTACCGATTGCCGCACGCCCACGCCCTTGATTAGGTGTTCTTACGGCCAGAGATTTAGTTTTTATGGCCGTTGCAACATCTAATGGCGCATATCTAAGGTTCAATACACGTTCAATCTGGGAACCAAAGAACTTAGGCGCAAACAGTAACACGTTCAACCAGCGAGCACCATTTACAGCCGTACCCATCCTAAATATTTTTTCTGCACGACCAGATTGAGAGTTAATATATCCACCTATATCTTGGTCAAGTAAATCTTGGAACGTTCCACCCAAGCTTTTATTTAGGTCGTACATACGGTTAAATTCGTTAGCACGAGCCATCTGTATAGCCACCTTAAAGCCGTTTTCAGCACGTGTAGCAAAGTCAATATAGGTTAATGTGCCGTCTTTGCCCAACTGAAGACCGTGTTTGCCCAGCCATTTGTCCACTGCTTCAATACCACCCTGTATCCAAGATTCTGGGAAGGCTTCTTCTAGTTCCCCGATGTCCACACCAGCGATGCGCATATTACCGTTCATAAAGTTCGGCATAGCATAAATCATCGCCATCATAGCATTACCGGAGCTCGTAGCACCTTCTGTCAAATTCCACTGAGCAATTGCACCCTTCTTGAACGCTTCCCAAGTTCCCTTAGGGTTCACCATAAACAACCCAGCCAGCTGGCGTGGATACGACATATCCAATGTAGCCTTCAATGATTTGAATTGCCCAAGCAGACGGTTTGCCGCTTCCAACATCCCCTTAGATTTCAATTCCGCAGCCAAACGTATGGTTTTATATTGCAAATCGTATTTAACAACCGCCATCCCATATTCTTCAATCAGCTTAGAACGTGGGTCGTTTTTGTCTCTAAATATCTTGTTCCACTCATCTGTGGTCATTGTTTCGTAATTAGGCATAGCAGACAGCAACGCATCCTTACGGGCTTCAATGGTCTGCACAGAGTCATAGAGTGCCTTAGCGTTTTCGTGGGAAATGGTAAAGCCAAGCTTTGTTTTTGCTAACTGAGCCAAGAATTCATCAGAGCTAGCCGCATTAAAGATGTCAGAGTTCTTCTCATCGGCAATCGTAGCAATCAAATCTTTACGGACAGATTCCTTGATGCCTTCATCAGTCCATTTGTCTATGGCCTTGGATAAACGTTCTCTTGTATAGTCGCCCAACATCCGCTTTTCATATTCCTTGTTCATAAATTCGGCGTTTGCATCCCCAACGTGCTTTTTGAAGAATTCCAGTCGTTTTGCAGAAGACAAATCGGCCAAGTCCAGAATGTCTTTTCCTTGGGACTGAAGGTCTTTTTCCATAGATTCAAATGCTTCTGGTAAAATACAGGCCATTTCTTATCCTTTTTATTTGCACTCAACAGCTTTCTTAAATTCTTCCCAGCCCTTATTCAAAGCTTCTGGGTCGTGTAAGAAGTTCTTGATTTGTTTAACCAACTCATTAACTTTAGCATCATTTGATTTTGTTGCAAATACCTTATTCAGCGAGCTGATGGTTCCTTCAAATGATACGGTTGGTGTTTCCAGGTCAAAGGCTTTCACAGAACGCCCAGCACGTCTAGCTGCATTAGCAAAAGACTGCACGACTGTTTTTATCATTGTTGGGTTGTTTTCTTCCTTATACTTGGAAATCAAGGCACGATATATATCCCCCGCATACAAACCGTCAATCATATCATCGCCAGCTTTAAGTGCTTCCCACGCACGCACAGGGTCTCTATCAACCAAATCACGTGCTGCACGCAAAGAATCAGACATAGAACGGCGGTTGAACATAATTGGTTCCATTTCCACGCCTGTAGCCCTTTCAGCCGATTCTGGTAATTTAGAGTGGGCACGTTTGTTTGTTTCGTATTCATCTTCTGGTACGATAGCAACTTCGCCCTTACGGTTTTCAACAACCTGTCCATTTGCCGCATCTGCTTCTTCTTGAACAACGGCTGGGACATCTGGCTTCGTTTCATCTGTGGCCACGATATTACCGATATCTTCTTCAGCTGTATCCATTGTGGTTTTTTCGGCAAAGGCTGTCATTGGGTTAGACACATCAAAGCCGTTCATATTGAACCAATCTTTGACTGCTGGCGATAAATCTTCCAGCCCCCAGTAATTTTTCCACAGATTACGATACACACGCCCAACCATATTCTTATAGTCTTGGTGCGCCCACTGCATCGCTGCGTTTTCATATTCGCCTGTCTTCAAGTAAGCTTCCATAGAACGTGCGAACTTTTCAGAACCAGCCTTAACAGATGCAGCTGTAACATAGCCACGAGCATTTGGAACAACGCCAAGTTCTTCCATCACCTTTTCCCATCTATCTTTCCACTCTGGCGATGCCATACCTGTCTTATAATAGCGCAGGTTTCTATCAAACCAGTAGTGTGCTGATTCGTGGAACAGGGTTGTAACATCTGAAACCTTTGAGAACAATATAGCTCTTGTTAATGGGTCGTACGCACCACGATATTCTTTCCCAAGGCCAGTTTTAGATGCACTGGTCTTTTTGTTCTGGAATTGAATATCCTTTTCTTCTGACACCAACTGGTTGAACAAATCATCACGTTGTGCAGAAGAGTCATAGCGTATTACACGGGCCCCTTGTTCGCCCAAACGGAAAGCGATTTCGTCATATTCTTGTAAAGCAGGAACGAAGACGGCCTTAAATTCGTTAAAACGAACAGCCCGTTTTGGTTTTGCTTCAAAATACCGAGCGGGCATCTTTTTAATTTTCTCAATGATAGCTTCGACTTTTTTGACACTTTCTTCATCGTTCTTAAAGTCGTACTTTTTCAAGCGTTCCGCTAAGGTGCCATCGGTGTCCAGCAACGCTGCCGAGAAACGGAATTCTGGATACTGTGACCCTTCTACAGTATTTAACGATGCAGCAAGGTCATAATATTCAACCTGTAATTCTCGTTCCCCTTCATAAGCAGTGTTTGTATCAACAAGACGGTCTTGTTCTTTCTTTATTTCTTTGGTGCTCTTAAAGCGCGAGACAAGTTCTCTTGCAACATCATGAAAGTTTACAGCATCCATGTCAGGAAACACCCTGTGTTCTGGTTGTGTCTTTATTTCTTTCATAATGTTTTCAAGTGTTGCTGGTGCATAAATGCGGTTCCCGTTCTTTGAGAAGCCCTTAAATATACGCCCCTTCATATTGGGTACAATAAATTCTTTATACCAATTCAAGTATTCTTTGCGCAAGTCGGAATTATTATCAAACTCTCTTTGGATATAAGGAACTTCGTTAACATCCATCCCTTTGTAGATACCAAACAGTTGCTTGGCCATAATATTGTTTTCTGGCCACGTGCCCGATTCTTGTTCGATGTTGGACACATAGGTTGATGTTGCGTTGGGGTCAACTCCGTGCAACACAAGTATTTCCTTTACTCTATCGAAAAAGCCTTCTCTTGCAGTGTATTCAACAAAGTCAACCATTGGGGTCCACGCATCACGGTCATAAACCCTGGTTGTACGAGACGGTTGTGCCATGGATGCCGGTGCCACAAACAAGATTTCGCCATAGGTATTACTATCCAAGTCTTTTGTAATGGCTAACGATGGCATCGCGAACCCACCAACTTCCAGAGCTTGTTCTATTCCTTCTTTTCTAATACCGTGTGTCGCAACAAGTTTATCCACGTTATCTTGGTATATACGTTCTGTCATCAAGGTTGGTTCAAATGTTACAAAACCACGCCCGTCTTCACGACCAAAGTATCTAATACCACGGATGCCGTATTTTAACATAAGCTTAACCGCAGCATCCACCGAACTCTTTGCGCCAACATCTTCTGGTTTTAGGTAGTCACCGTGTTCTAACCCAAAATCATCCACAAGAGACTGAAGGTATTTTTTACCCGACTCGTCACTAAAGGTTTCCGAAGTAGTCGCATAATCATCCACGTTTGCATTATCTGGTATGTTTTTAATTTTATCCCATACCTGTTTTACTATATCACGATGTACACGAGCTCTTGCAACACGACCTTCCCACATTTCCTTATTAGCACGGTCTGCACTATTTTCATCACTACCGTCAAATTTTTTGGCCTGTCTTTTTGCCCCATCCATTTCAGCTTGTCTAGCTTCTATATTTTCTTTAATATAGGTTTTTGCATCAGACAAACCACGTGACACCCACACTTCAATAAAATGATTAGTGAAACGGTTATATTCTTCTACTATTTCCCAATTAGCAAAATATGTGCCGTCTGTGTTGATTTTTTTAAGTATGTCACCATCTTTCAACACGTCTTTAATATGCACGTTATACGTAACAACGGGCCGTATCCCCATCCCAGTATCAGCATAAAGCTTTTTTATAGCTTCTTTTACTTGTTCTGGTTGTTTATAAAGTGGCTTTTGTTCATCCAGCAACTCATTATTTTCTGGTATTTTATTTGTTTTCCACATAGAAGCGGCAGCCTTATATTCAAAGTCTTCCTTCTTAGCATCTTTGAATAATTCTTTTGCCTTCTTCAAGGTTTCGTTCATAGCCTTATCTTCACGAAGAGAGAAGAAGACTTCAGCTATACTTGGGTTCCACGAATTATTTTCATCAAACAGATAATCGTGGCCTTCCATATCTGTAGTAATATCGTTGATAATTTCTTTTTCGTTTTCTGACAACCCAAGTCCACTCATAATGGAGTCCATAGAAGCACCAGTGTCTAAGCTGTTCAAGAAAGCATCAAACGCCCCCTTGATTTTAGAAGTTAAAACCTTGTCTTTCGGGTCGACCTTCTCAGCTATTCTCTTTTCAATATCTGCTTTTAACTTTTCTTCATCAAACAGCTTTTGGGCAAAATCAAGACTTTCTATGGCTTTAATTGGGTCTTTACCTAAGGCCATAGCGTTACGCATAGCATAATAGAAGTCCTGTTTTACGCGCCACATATAAGGTGCATCCAGATATTTTTCTATGTAATCTTTAAGTTGTATTCCCTTGTACAACAAACCAGTACGCCCAGTTATCTTATCAAAGTCTAATTTTTTGACCGCTTCCAAAGACTCGCGCTGACTCATAAGACTTCTAATTGTTCCTTCAAAAAAGCCTTTGTTTGTACTAAGGTTGTCTTCGCCACCAAACTCTTCAAATAAAGCATCGTAGACTTCTTTGAATAACTTTCTAGATTCTTCATTTTTAAGATGTTTTTCCTGTATTTTGGCTTCTTCTGAGCCTTTTGGAAAACCAAATGTTGCGCCATAATGATAGCCAGTAAGCTTAGTAATATCTTCAATGTCTTTTATTATAGCCCTAATTTCTTCTTCAGTATGTTCGCCAAGCATAGTAAATTGCTTTACGACATTATCCACCTTGTTTTCATACAGGTTTTCGCTATTCCGTAAATACGTTCTGAGTGTTTTAGTTAGCCACGCCTTTGTAATAGACAAGTCGCCCAAGCGGTTCATAATAAGACTTTGGGTTTCTGGATACGTAATACCGAGCCCACTCAACATAAAGCTATTAAATTCTTTGCCATCATATCTAAGGTCTGGCCCTTGGCTTTCAAACTTTTTCAGATAGTTTTCTTTATCTTTTTCTTTGCTAGCCAAGAAATAGTTGCCCCAGCCGTGAACATTTGGACCTTCGCCAGTATGTGCAAACTTATTAGCATCTATATAATCGCCAATCATTTCGCCTTTCATAGATGCGTAGCCAATCTGATAATCTAATCTATCGTTGTCCAGACCATAATACCCAAAATTGTCTGTGCTTTTAACTTGTTTAGAATTAAACACGAGCACATCATCTGTAAGTTTATTTTCATAGTCTGTTTCATACACATCTGTAATTATCACGCCATCAAAGCCGTGGTCTTTCGCAAACTGGGCTATTGTTTCTGTGTTTGTAGTTTTGCCCATAAAGTCTATTTTCCAGTATGGCTGTTTGCCAGCAGGAACAAGTAATGGGTTTTCAACTCTTGCATATACAGAATACAAATCAGAATCAACAGCCTTACCAACAGAATATGCTATTTTCCTTCTAAGAACATCTAATATATTTGTTTCTTTTCCGCTGTTGTTTGTATATGTATAATCACCTGTTTTTTTGCCAAGATAAGAGAAACCATAGTCGCTTTCTAACCAATATTCACCATCTGTTTCTGTTATTCTTGCGTTTTCATAATCATACTTGTTATATAAATCTAAAAGCCCATTTACATCAGTAGTATTATTAGCACGCTTCATAACATCTTCTACAGAATCAAAGCTTTTCAAATATGGGTTTAGTGCCCAATGGCCAGCAGCATTACGATTTGTGGCGAAATAACTTGCTTCCACATTAAAGCCTTTACTTGGGTCAAAGCTTTTTATGTCTTTGTTCCCACGAGCACCGTGATATAAGACAAGCGGTCTTCCTTTAGAATCTACTGCTTTAGAGTCGCCAAACCACCGCCAGAAGTTAGTAAGTGCTTCCGCTGACTTATTTATACGCTTACCTTCGCTGTTATAAACCGTGCGTTCTTTTCCGTCAACGACAATGGTATCGCCTGTATATTCTGGGTACATTTCATCCATACGGGCATTTTCTTCAGCCAGTCTAAACTGTTCTTTGAGTTCAGCAGGAAGGTCTTGGAACAAAAGTCCTTTTTCTTTTACACGTCTGTTGAATTCGTAAGTGCCATCAGACAATTTAGAAGCTAGACCCTTACTGACCATGCTGTCCCAAAGTTTTTTACCAGCTTCAGACAACTCAAACACCTGTTTGCCACTATTTAATGTTCTTGGCTGGGTGCTTCTCAATGGGTTTCCTGTCTGTTCCAGACTTCTTTCGTTCATTTCCATATAGAAGTTAGTGGCGATACCACCCTTCTGCATAGATTCTGGAACATAAGCATTACGCACAATGAAGCCGTCTGGTGATTCAAACACGGTAAATGCTGGCATATTTCTATCGTCACCAACAATCTTATAGTTTGTAAATGTGCCTTCATCTGTTGTAAATGTATCTGCCTGGACAATTTCCTTGTTAAACCTATCTGCCACTTCTTGTCTGGTAGGCAGTTTCTTAGGTGCCTTTCTTGGTGATTCCAGTCCTTTAGCCTGTTTAATAGATATACGACCTGTGTTTTGCTGACGATTTGTAATCAGTCCCTGTAATTCACTTGTAAGAGAATCTACACGAGCAGTCAGCATATTCAAGTCCAGGGTAAGATTGGCTATAGCTTCTTCATTTTGTTCCAGACGAGCCTTTTCCAGTTCGGCTATAGCATTTTGTTCTAATTCTTTTACTGCTTCCAGACGGGCATTTAATTCGGCTTCACGCAGGGCTTCAATACGGGCCGCTTCTGCCTGTTCCCTAGATTGTTGGCTTTTTTGTATAAAGTCGTCAATTTGTTCAGCCAGATATTGAACCTGTGCGTTGTTTATATCCAGCGTAAGCAAATCACCTTCGCCCGCATTCGTGCCTTCAAGGTATATTCTATCAAGCTCTGCAACCGCATTATTCAATGGATGTTCAGACAAAGCAACACCACGGTCCAGAGAGTCCAAAATTGCCTGTGCCTGCATCCAGTTTGCCCAGTCTAAACCAGCTTGGCGAACTTCGTCTTCTGTTGCACCACGGAATCTCACACGACCAGCATTAACCAAGTCTTCAAAGGCTTTTGATAAGGTCTTGGCCAAATCTGATTCTGCGCCAGTAATCTGGTTTATCTTTTCATAGTTATCTGTAACCTGCTGAACACCCTTAGATTCAATAGCACCGACCAAATCATCGGCGGCCTTCTTTATTTCAGCATCAGATATTTCAATTCCTTTTTCATCTGCAGCCTTACGCAGTTTGTCGCTAACCCAATCACGTGTCTTTCTGCGACCATATTCCTGCATAACTGGTGTAGCCATCCAACCCAACAATGCACCAACGCCAGCGGCCTGCCCAGCACCCTGCAAGATGTTATCAACAGTGAATTCTTTATTGCCCTTCACAATTTCAGCCAGATTTCCTGTCAGCTGTTGTGTCCACTCTTCAAAGGCATTATTCACAGATTCATTTGCGCCTGCAGCCAAAGCACGACCAACCGCAGAGCCCATTACTTTACGTATTGCATTTTGTCCTGCTGTTCCAAGAACCTTTTTACTAAGTGGGTTATTAAGGATGTAGCGGCCTAAACCACTGGTAAGAGCTTCAATTCCACCCTGTACAGCACCACTTGCAGCATTAACAGCCAGTGCTTTTTTGTCGCCCTTATAATTTTTAAGTTCGGTATCGCCAGTATCAGCAATATATTTTTCAACATCACTTGTGGCCCCTTCTTCATAGCCAGCAATACCAGCAAGAATACCCGCACCGATTTCAGCACCAACCTTCCCTGCCCCTAAGCCACGCAACAAAGCAAGGTTTGCAGCAAAATCTACCATAGACACAGAGCCAGAGCCAATTGCTGCGGCCCAGCTTTCTGCTTCTTCTGGTGTCAATTGTTCTGTGTCATCCATAATTTCGTCTAGATGACGTTTTGCTTCAGAAGCCATACGGCGACCATATTCTACTTGTTCTTTGTCGCCAATTGTGACAAGCGCATTACCCATAGCAACATTATGAGTCAATTGTTCGTTCATAATGTTTGAGACAGCGTTTTTAGCGGAAACCTTCAAGCGTTCCATCCAGTTTCTATCGCTTTTCGGTGTAGCGAGCTTTGCTAGCGATGGAGTAATAGCCTGGTTGTTATCTTCATCCAGTTCAATAGGGTAATATCCGTTTTGTTGTATAGCATCCAGTGGCTGTACAGTAGGTTCGTACAGGTCTGGTTGTTCGCTAATTACAGACGTTATTTCTTCTGGGGTTAGTTGATTTTCCTTGCTCATACTTCATCCTTTATTGCACCTGGATAACGTTCTTGAATAATATCTCTCATAATTCCTGTAGCCTGTGGGTTCAGATTACGCTTACGAGCCTTGTCGTATGCACGACTTGCTTCATCACGTTCTGCGTTACTTTTTACGGCTTGTGGAACCTGAATAGTATCCCACGCATCTTGAGATAGTATAACACCATTATCGTCTCTGCCAAGATATTCTTGTGGAATTCCGTTCAAAATAAATATAGCACGTTCATTGTTGGCACGTTTTTCTTCCAACACATCCAGGTCAATACCCGCACGCAAGAGCATTTGTTTATATAGTTCGTCTTGTGCCCCTACATAGCTAGCGATGGCATTGGTTATGTCGCCCCCATCTTGCAACATCTGATAGGTGGCAAACGCAAACGCTTCAGCCTGAACCCGTTTGAACTTGTCTTCAAGTGCCTTAGCGGTCAAACCAGAACCAGTGGTCCAAAAACGCCCTGTTTTTACTGGGAAATAATCACGCGCCTTGTTTACCAAATAATCATAGTTCTTTGCAAATGTTTTGTCGTTGATAACTTCACGGGCGGCCATAGCATAATTATCTATATCTTCTTGTGTGAATTTACCACTTGACTGTATTTTTGCCAAGTCTTGATAGTATGCGGCGAACAGGTCTGGTAACGTAGTATCGCCTTCCTTCATGCGAGCCAATAAAGACAAAGAATCAAATATATCATCGACATTTGCGGTTTGTTCTACATTTGAAGGTTTAAGGTTGGTTTTGTACCACTTTTCCATCGCATCTGTGACCTTCTTATAGTTGTTATCCAGATAATATTCTGGGCTTGCCTTGCGCTCTGCAATGGTCGCTTCACTTGGGTTACTGGTGAACGCATTAAATTCTTCATACATCTGTGCCTTAGCCAAATCAGAAGCACGAGTCTTTTGCAACTCACGACCCTTACGGATGTGCTTTTCCAAGTCACGTTTTAACGTTTCTTGTTGTTCTTGAGCAGACAGCTTTTCCCAATCTTCATCAGTAAAGCCACCGTAATCAACTTCCTGTGGGCCTTCTGTGGTAAATGTTTCCAACTGAGCCATGATTTCTTTTTTGCGTTCATCGCTTGTGTTTCCGCTACGCAATTCATTTGTCAGGTTGGTTTCCTGTTCTTTCATGCGGCGAATTGCTTCTTTAATTGCATCCGCGCGTTCAATGCCCTGAGATTCAAGTCTATCGGCATAAGCCATCGTTGCGCGCTTAGTAACATCGCCCCAATTAGACGGCATACCAAGTTCGGCCAATGTTTCTTTGTTTTTCTTGGTTCTTGCTGTTTTGACCGCGCTTGCCAAATCTTTGCGCCCACTTGTACCCAGCATAATAGCCAGCGCATCATTGTTGTTTACAATAGCTTCAGCTTTGTCTGGGTTTGTTTTGGCCAAGCCTTTCAAATAATTAAACATTTGTTGGGTGTCAAAAGCAGACAGCATTTCAGCCTTCTGTTCCTTTGACATGCCGAAATCATCAGCCATGCCACTCAGCAAATTACGCGCCGTGGCATTATCTGACATAAATTCATCCAGAGAATCATTTTCGCCATAGAAGTTGGCACGATTATTGGCTTCTTCGTTCATCTTTTTTACACGGCGGTTTAGATTGCTTAGCGATTGTTTTTCCGCCCATTCCATATTAGCTTTCTTAAACGCCTGCAGTGTGGCCTGTTTTGTCTTTTGCCAGTTTAATTGTTGGGAAAGCGGAACATCGGCGTTGTTATCATCAAACACTTGCCCAATGGCCTGATTTACTTCCGCCTGAAATTCTGGACAGGTTGGGTTATCAGCCCACTTCTTTTGAAGGTCTGCATTTATTTTAGTAGCTTGAATCTTAGCATTACCTTCTAAATCAACCATAGCAAACTGATTGTTTATGCCAGTAATATCGCGGATGAAATTTGCTTCTGGGGTATCTTGTGGGGTTCCACGAACAGCAGTTGCAAATGGTGTGGCTCTATCGACCGTATGTGCAACAGTCTGTGTTGCCAGTTTCAAGTCCTGACCAGCCAGCTTCAAACCACTACCCTTTGTGCTGTTGTAGGGTTCCATTTTTTCTGTTAAAATCTGTCTACGTGGAATCTTTACCATTTTTCATCCTTATAGTTTTGACAAATCAAAAACAACACCGTATCTATTGCTTATTACTATGGCGGCGAAACGACCAGAGTGCTTAGTACAATAACCATCATCTGACCCAATATATGTGGGCGCACCAAAACCACTTGGCAATTCAATAGGTGTAGAAGAAACAACCTGTCCGCTTATGTTATATTTATCAACATAAAAGGCCAAACCAGGTTCGTTTGCCAGTCTTGCAAAAAACACATATCCTGCATAAGCCCCCAAGACAGCACCAACTACACCAAGTTGCCACACAGAAACTAATCTACTTACTGGGTTGAATTTTACTATTTTAGTTGCGACCCCATAAGAAGAAATATCCAAAATAACATCTTGGCCATTTGGTGTAAATATCGCATTTATATAATCAGAACCTATAACAAATGGTTCAACCTTAGTGCTGATAATACCATTATCATAAACGACAAAACACAAGTCTGTTGTGGTAGCCTGACACATCACGCCATAGCCAGCAGACAATGTTATAGCACCAGCTTTCCCACCGCTATATCTCGCAAATGTAAATGGTAGGCTGGGGTTCCAGCTAACTGTTTGAATATTATAAGTACTAGCATTGACCAAATAATACAGAGTATCACTATAATCGGTTGTTGGTATAATATATTGTTCTGTGTTTATCTTTATAGAAGGGTGTGAGCCACTACCCGCTGTCCACTGTCCACTAATTGTTCTATCAACAATATCCATTGTAGACAAATTTGTCTCTCTTAGAGTACTAGCTTCGCTATATGTGAAACTTTGAGCAGATGTGACACCGCCTGCATAATTAAAACACCCAGCTTCGTTCCATCCAAGACTGCTATTACTTCCCCAAGAAGTCTGTGCATTTTGAACAACAGGCGCATTCCAGTAATTGGCAATAACTTTTGCCACGCCATCATTTAATTTAGAAGCATAAACCCCATCTATAGTAGCAAATTTTAGCTTATAATCAAAACCATCATTGCTAGGAAAGTTAAAAAATGTCGCCTTTTGAGTAATACGGTTTAATGAATAAACCTGCTCAACAACACCATTTGTTTTAGTCCATCCAGACAAGATACGCTTTACCACGCCATTTTGCTTAGTAAAACGTCTTTTGGCTTTCATAACAACGCCATTTTGTTTTGTAAAATTATATTGTCTTGCGGTCATTATGCTTCCACTTCGTAATAGATTCCACCTTCTGGGACTTCAGATGCACTTGGGTTAGAGTTTGTACCAAACACGACATTAGCCACACCAGCTGGTCCTTGTGGTCCAGTTTCACCTTGTATTCCCTGTGGCCCCTGAATACCTTGAATACCCTGTTCGCCCTGTGGCCCTTGCGGTCCAGTAGCACCCGTTGCACCAGTTTCACCCTGCGGACCCTGTGGACCAGTATCCCCAGTGTCGCCCTTATCACCTTTGTCGCCTTTTTCACCCTGCGGCCCAGTAGCACCGGTTGCGCCGGTGGCACCAGTATCGCCCTTGGGTCCCTGCAAAGCGGCACCATTACCTTGTGCTGGGAAACCATTGTCACCCCAAATATAGAACAAACCATCAGCTAACACTTGGTAAGCATCCCCCTGTGTAGCACTGGCTGGCAAATCAGCATAGGTGGCAACCTGAGTTTTATAGTTCAAACCGACCCCTGGGTCTCCCTTGGGTCCTTGTGCTCCAGTATCACCCTTATCGCCCTTGTCGCCCTTGTCACCTTTTGGACCCTGAATACCCTGCGGGCCGACACCACCAGTGTCACCCTTAGCACCAGTCGCGCCAGTATCCCCCTTGTCCCCCTTTTCGCCTTGAATTCCTTGTGGACCAGTTGCGCCAGGGGTTCCCTGCGGTCCCTGAATGCCTTGTGGACCAGCGGGACCAACATCGCCTTTGTCGCCCTTGTCCCCCTTATCGCCTTTATCACCCTTAGGACCCTGTGGACCAACAGGACCTTGTGGTCCAGGAACAGCAACAAAACCATCCATTTGCACCTGCTGTTCTTGGGCAATCAACGTGGCTTTATCAAAAGCATTTTCTACTTCATTAGCGTTAAACTGTTCTTGGTTTGGAAAGTACTTGTCTTGTGTTTGCGATGTTACGCGTTTGATAAGAATCGCAGCACCATTAGCTGGAGCGGTCATAAAGACAACTTTTCCATATTTTTTATTGTCTGGGAAAACCAAAGAATAGTCCGTGTTCAAAACCTGCAGAACATCATCCACGTATACTTTTACTTCAGACACAGACTGAAATTGCCAATTAAACGAGAACTCTACAACAGAGCCGTTTCCTGTGGCCGATATTGGTGAATATATAGTACTTACTGACATTGGTTCCCCCTTAAATTAGCATAGCTATTGTTGCTACCGTATCTACGACAGACATTATACCACTAAAAAGTCCTTGATGTCTATCTGCTTTTGCTTGTTCGTTGAATGATTTTATTTGACGGTCATAAATTTTATTTTCGGTTTGTTGGTTCAACCGCAACATATCTATATCCTTGTTATAGACTTTTGTGGTCAAATCTTGAACCAGACCAGTCGTTCCGGCTGTACCCTTATCAACTCTAAAACCAGACAGAACGAAGTCCATGCGATTACTGGCCAAATTCAACGCCTTGTTTGTTTTCATTTCATCTATGGCCGCCGTGTAATTACGGTTCATGCGTTCTTTATTTAATTTGGCTATTTTAGCATTTCCGCTAGCAGTTGCCGCCGCACCAAATGCAGACAATGAATTGGCAAGATTGCTCATACCACTCATTCCATATTTATAAGCCAAGTCCCAATTAGATGTTTCGTTCATTTTACATCCCCGTTTCTGTGTCGTTTTCTTCTATCAGCAACGAAATACCCATGATTTCGAACTGATAAGGTATTGTTTGTTCTACGCGCAATGATTTATCTGCAGAGAACGCATCAACAATCTTTACGTGTGTCCAAGTATCCATAGCTTTTGGTATCAAGCCATAAATACTATCTGGGTCATATAATTGCACCAGTTGGCTTGTAGATTCTGTCCCCACTGACAGCCCCCATGATGCAAAGGTATTAAAGTCCACCAAAGAGATTCTGCGTTTTGCTCGACCCTGATTAGCGGAAACATTTCCTAAAGTGAAGTAGATTGGGTATTTAATACCATAAGCAACACAAGCCGCAGCCTTTGGCAATTGAATTGTTGGTATCGGGTTGCCGTTTTCATCTTTGCACGGGAACTCGCCCAAATATTCACGGTCTGAGAACACATGTATAGAATCTGCTGGATATTTAGGGCTGATAGATGTCACCCCAACAAACCCATTGGTCGCACTAAACGCATAGTTATAGTTGCCCTGTGTCATAATCACATTGTTCCAGTGCGGGTTGTCTGGGTTAGATGGCACGCCAAAGATAAACCCATTGACTTCATACACTTTAACATAGAAATCATATAAAGAGTCTGTATCTTCGAAGAAAAGCGTTTCCCCAACCAGCTCTTGCCATGTAACACCATTGACTGGGTCATTTAAGAACACAACATAAGGCCCGTACTGTTCTATAATACCCGTTATGCCAGCAGGGTCAAACCGTTGAATCTGTGAGACATACAATGGATAATCTGGCGAGAAGGATAGCGGGTTGCCCAAATATTCCTTAAAGTCCATTGGTGCCTTAGTTTGAACCCAGCGAGCAATATCTTCTTGGTGTTCACTAAAGTTTGTCTTATATGTTGGGAACGCCGGATGTTCTATTTCATCCATCAAGACCAGTTTCCATGTATTATCTTCGTATAAGCACGTCAAATACAATCTATCGCCGTTATTGCTTTTTACCACGTTGATATCTTTAATTACGGCATTAGCAATTGAGATTGGGAAAAAGCCCCTATCTTCTTTGGTGTAGAAGTGCCCCATGGCCGCTGTGCCGTCTTCAAACAAGATATAGATATCATTCGAAGCATCTTTCTTGATGATTGTCTTCTTTATAATGCGCCCCATTAGTTCGGTATGGAACTTTGAAATATCTTCTGAATCTTGGCGCGCAACATACATATTGTAGTCCATCATGCGAAGATTGTCGCGAGAAATACCAGTAAATATCATTTTTCCGTCTTTCCACGCTGGTTTTACCCCGCTGGCAGCATCTTCATTCTGTTGTTTGATTGCCGCGCCTGTGGCTGAAATAACACCATTCTGCCCATAGAACATTTTATATGTACCATCCCACGAGCCCAAGGCCACATTATCACCACCCAATATCCATTCGATGCGGTTTTTCATTTCGATTGGTGTGAACTTTAATGCAGAGTCTGGCATCAAGGCATTGTTCACGACTTGTGGTGTAAATGTTTGGAAGTCCCCAATTGTATAGCCAATCTTACTTGCTATGATTGTGGTTGGTTCTTTGAACATATTAGCAAACCACAAACGAGACTGTCCGCAAGCAACGTGCGCTGGGTTGCCCATTGTTGTAAAATTATAGTCCTGCGGGAACGTTGCCTGAAGCGAAGCAAACTGGAAAGTTCCACTTATTTCAAGGACATACGGGGTCATATCTGGGTGAGCCAAGAACATAAACGCATTATTTTGGTCATAGTCCAAGCTTGCCACCATTGGCCAGTTGATTGGTTCTGTCCACACGGCTTCTGTTCCCGCCGTTGCCCCCACCAAGCGAACCGATTTAATATAGCAATTAGAATACATCTTTGCCGTTGTAACAGTTGGCGTTGCCAAGTATTTACCAATAGACAGGCGTAGGCGTGGTCGACTATAGTTCACGACATGACTAAGTGTAGTTCCCCCAGATGAAGACGGGGTTGCGCTGACATAAATATACGCCTGTAAACGCACAGAAACCACGTTAGAATAATCATAGCCGGTAGGCATAACAAATCTAGTTGACCCTTCAGATTCTGGTTCTGCATCAACCACAAGCTGTGAATTGTCTTGTTTGGTCATTGTGACAGTAAGCCCATCAGCTTTACCCTGCAAGAAGTTGATTGCATAGAGCTTAGCTTCACTTGGCATTGAAACAGAAATGTCTTTAATATCCTGACCGCCATAACCAGCCGTAGTAAACACCTTGTACGCATCGGTATTGCCCCCAGGTTCTGAAACAGTAAAGCCCTGGTCTACATTACTAGCCAAATCGGTTGGTACCAGTCCTGTAGCAACATCATCAGCCAATGCAACAGCCATATTTCCATTCATATCAACATAGTAAATTGACTGTTTTTCGGCCTGCAGAACCAACAAATACTGTTCGTTTTGCCCACGAGAGAACGGAATAACGCGTGTTTCATTTGGTCCAAAGTCTGCTATAAGGCGAGTTCCTGGTCTTGGAACCGCTGTAAGATTATCTGTACACAGAACATTATTAGATTCTAAGAACCCTTGATTTCTGTATTTCAAATCGCCACGCATGACAACCTTACGGTCCAAACGCCCGTATCTAAAATCGCCATAATGGACCATTTTTTTCGTCATCTTTTGCCAGCCCTTTGTCCAAAGTTGCTATAGTGCCGTACAGAAGATTCGTTGATAATAGACGGCAATATTTCTTCTGCGTTGTTTTTCTTGTATTCTCTGCGATACGAAACAAGCGCGGCCTGAGCCAAAGCAAGTGATTCATTATTATCTGTCAGCTGACGTGCGATACCAGGAAACGCAGCCAATTCGTGTGCCAGCAACAAAACAAAATCATCAGGCATTTCGCTTTCTGGGATATCACGAACATAGCGTACGTCTAATTCTTCGCTATTCATGACACATGGCCACGAAGGGCAAATATAACCGCCTTCCAGCACATAGTTATTTTTCCATGCATCTGGAATACCACCAATGCCCAAGAATTTAATACAATCTTCTGGAATTTTCCACTTGGCTTTGAATGTAAAGTCTTCTGGTGCATTATGGTCTCGCAACAGAGTCTTACGCACAATAGCGGTATGTTTCAAAGCGTACCGCATAGTTTTGTGTTTTATTGTGTTGTAATATTTAGCAAATACTTTTTCATAGGCGGTTTCAGGTTCATCTATATTTTGGACAGTGCCACCTGCCGCAAGAATTCCCAGAGCCATTTCACATATTTCAATTTTGGTGCTTGCCATAAGAACCCCCCATTTGTTTGCCTAACCCCTGCACGAGAGCACAGGGGAAAGGGAAACAAACTTAGATGTCTGTCGTGATGGCTTGTACACGTTGACCCATGGTACGGAACAAACGTTGTTCCACGACCAATTTGATTGACTGTGTATTTGCCAACGCCTGAACGTCTGGAGTATGGACAACTTCTTTGATGCGGATGTGTCCATAGACTGCACGTGGTGCCAACCACACGCAAGTACGAGCACCAGAAGATTCTGGCAAGACAGGGTTCGTAACTGTCGCAGCACCAGTACGAGAGCCAGCAAAGTGTTTGATAGCCATACCATCAACACCATAAACGATTTGTTTATTGCGTTCTTCGGTAGTGGTATACAGTTTGTTGACCAAGTTCGGAATGTTCGACAAGTCAGCATTTTCCTGACCCGACACGCACAAGACAGACCCATGAATTTCTTCATCTGGGATGTTTGCGTTGATTGCGTTAGTTGTGATTTCGTCAATAATATCTTTGTTGAAACCATTTGTACCGTCAATCGTCAAACCACCATCTTGAGCAAATGTTTTTGTTGTACCAGCTGCATCTGGTGCACCGATAACAACACTACCCAAAGCCGCAGCTATAATCTGACGGTCAGACCAGCGGTTGAACAAAGCAACCAACGAAGCCATAAACGCAGATGTTGGGTCAGCGACCAACTGTAAAACATCCAACGATTTGTCAATTGGTAATGTTTGATAGAAGGTACGTGTATAGCCATGACGGTTAGTGATGACAGGGTCTGTGAATGCATTGGCCTGTTTACGAGCTGTGATTTCAGTGAAGTCGCTCAAAGCATCGACCAATGGGTAGTTAGAATCTGAACCACCGACATCCATTTCTTCTTCCACAACACCCGAACCGCGCAACAGAGATTTTTGCTGTTGCAACGCCAGTGTAAAGGACTTACGAAACTTCAGTTCAATGGCCTGAGAGTTGTTTATTGTAGACATTGCATTATCCTTTGTTTTATGTCTGTTAAACTTACTTGTTCTTGTGGGTTGTGGCTTTTTGTGGCCGCCCGAAAAATTGGGAAATGATTGGGCCTAATAATCGGTTGTCCTTTCAGGATGATTATAACTTATAAAAAAGAAAAAAAACAAGATAAAAAAACAGGGGCTTTTTGCCCCCGTCTTTATTCCTGTAATGTTGCAGTTTCGTCTGTTTCGTGGTTCATCAACCAGACACGCAATTCCCCTAAGGACTTTGTGTTTGGCAATGGGAACGAATACAAGCCACGAGCAATAGCGGACATTTGGAAATCTTCCTGTGTCCACTGGTCTTGTGGTTTGTTCACATACGGGAACGCAACCTTGACACGTTTAATCATAGATTCATCGGTCAAGACTTTAACAATCGCCTTATATGTTACGTTCTTCTCACGAAAATAAAATGGCAACAAACGTCTACGGAAGAAAGAACGTACCATATTCAGCGACCAATCTGCTGGTTCTGGCATAGTCATTGTGACTGTGTGCAGAGTTTCAACAGAATCAGAAGTGATTGTAACGACTTCAGCGGTGATTTCCAGCGCATCTATTTCTTTCAATGCAGGTGAATCTTTTGTTATTGCAGACGCACCATCATCGCCCAGCAAAGCAATCATAGCTGTTTTCAATGCTTCTTTATCAGCGGGTTCTTGTGCAGCCTTATAAGCTTCCAACATTTCAGCGATTTGTGGGTTAGTTTTCTGGGCTGCCATAGCTTTGTTATACCAGTTGTCCATCATAGTTTTTCCTTTTTGTTATTGTTGGTTATATTGTTTTTCTAATTCTTTGAAGCGTTCTCTGGTCAAAGTACCATTTTGACGTTCTTTCTGCAAAGCTTTATAGAAAGCCACGTCATTATCAGCTTGGGACTTAGCACCAGGTTCAATAGCTGTACCGCCTTTAGGCTTTACTGGGTCTTTCACTGCGTACTTTTTCTGTTCGTACTGAATAGCCTTTGCCAGCATAGCAATAGTTTTATTCGGTGCATCGGTAGAGCTTTTAACGAAATCAGCACCAAATATCTGGTCAATTTCGTCTGTCAGGGCTTGTTTGTTTTCACCAAACTCTTCCATAACCTTATCAAAATCTTCTTGGCCATAGTCAGAATTAAAGCGCGTATTCAGCGTTTTGCTTATTTCGCCCATAATTGCTTTAGCTTGGCGTTTAGATAAGCCATTAGCATGGAACGTTTCGCCCAGGGTTTTCTTTTGGTCATCGCTAACCAAATCTTCCAGCACATCGTCATAGTCACTAGCTTCGGCTGGCCGCATATCCTTATAGAACTCATCCCAGTCTTCTTCTGGTGAATTATCTGTAGGAATTACAGTGCGTTTATGCCCCATTTTCTTTTCAAGGTTATCGTAAGCCACCACCAGCGACTTGACGTTCTTGAATTTTTCTTTCATAGGGGAGTCTTCCATCCCTTCGATTTGGTCGAAAGGAATTTCTGCATTTAGTATGTCATCCATAAGAATTATCCTTATATTTAGGGTTCTTGGTTAAAATATTTCTGGTGCTATTTCCTTTTTAATGGTTATGTGCAAACACGAATACACCGCGTGGAACAAATCAAAGATTGCCGCGCGCTGTAATTGTTGGTCGGGGGACAGTTTAACCGCCTGCCCGTCTATGCTTGGAGCCAAGATAGATTGGTCTATGCCCATTTTCTTAGCCCACAAGACAAGGAAACGTCTTCCGTCTTCTGAATTAAAGACTTTATTTGCCACCGATACGAACTCGGCGTTTAATTGTTCTTTAGTCATAATTTATCCTTAAACTAAGCTTTCGCTGGTTTGTTGTACCTGACGGCCAGACGGCGTATTACTGCCATAAGTTCCCATCGCTGGGTTTGTGACATTATTACGCGCGGTCACTGGGTCTATTTGTTGTCCCGCAGCCATTTGATTTGCCATCAGTCTTGCATAAGCCTGTTTACGCTGTTCGAATTCTTCTTCGTCTACAATGTAGTTTTCCAGATAAGAACCCTGCACTGCGTTCTTGAACAGTTTATAGTACTGGATAGACAGGTTAGCCTGTGGCCAAACACCCTGCAGAGCAGCGATTTGATTGACGATTTCCAGCAACTTCTGCATGGTATTGTTTGTATAGACATCTTCCATTGGGTTTAACGGACTGACATCATACGCCAAATCATTTGCCACATCATAATAAAACTGTGGGTCTGGTTCGTTCCCCTGATAATCAACCATGCCTTCCATAATAGTCAATTTAGCCACTAATTTGGCCAATGGTAAGACAATTTGGTTACGATATAACAAATACACCGGCAACAGAGTTTGGTTACGGATAACGGCTCTTTGCAGCGTTTCACCCAGTGTCATATTAGACTTACTATTGAAGTCCAGCATCTTATCAACACCAAAGAACTGTGTAATAGAGTCTTTCAAATATGGTGCTAAGAACTGTACGATGCTACCAGAATTACCAACGGTCAACGATTGTAATACTGGTGAGCCCGCCAGCCCCATTTCCCCAGAAGCCAGCAGGGTTGCACCAGGTGACACATTGACTTGTTCACCAGCCAGAGCATCTGTATTGACAACTTTTGGTGGGTTGCCCAGTTGTTCTGCGTTCAGCATAGCTATCCCGATTGTATCATTCAGTGTTTTGATGGAACTGATGACACTTGTTGCATCAGAGCGGGCATACAGTTCGCCCTTCATTTTAACATCTTGGAAATAAACGAATGGTTTTACACGATAATCTTCGTCTACGCGCCAATCTGCTTTATCTGTATTCAGGAAATAAACGCCCTTATATTCAACGCCATTTGTACCCTTTGCGCCCTTTGTACGTTCTGTATTTGGATATATGATATGAACGACTTCGATGTTTCGAGCCCATTCCCCAGCATCATAGCGAGCTTTAATATCAGCGGGTATTTCGCCATGGCCTTCAAATGTTTCTACAAATTCCCATGGTGTATACAATTTGCTATGAATCAAGAAATCGACCCCGTTTCCACCGGAATAAATCATTGTATCTTCTAATGGCGCATCGTTAAAACGCAGATAATTATCATCCATAACATCGACTGTCATACCGCCATTACCAAACGGAACCGTAGAATTACGCAGTAAAGACAACATGTTTTGGTAGAAGAAGCCACGTTCATCAGAGAACATGTCATTGGCTTTATCTGATGCCATTTGTAAAATAGCTTCATATTCTGGTTTTTTTGCTACCAATTGAAAACACTGACGTTGCCCAAACATCAACGACAACAGATATTGTGAAACCTGACGGCATGCCAACACAGCGGTTGGGTCAAACACGCCAGTATCCAAGTCTTCGCTTTCTGTTGTGGTTTTTTCGCCTGTTGTTGCGGCGGTTGGGTTTACGGAAAATATAGATGTAATACCAATAAATTTACCAATCTCATTCCACCGAGCAGAACAACCAGCACGAAGCGACTGGGCTTCTGAATAAATGCCCCGAAAATAGTTTAGATTTTTCATACGGTCCCCCTTTGCTATTTGGTATTATACCTTGAATTGTTTATAACTTTCAATTCTTTTTTATAAGTAATATCTTCGTGTTGCACCCCGCCAATTTCCTTCATTGCACGAGTCATCATATACCAAACACCCATCATAACAGAATCTGAATAGTCAGGGGAGCGACCTAAAATTTTCTTTATTTGGTCTTTGTGAGCCAACTGAATTTGTCCATACTTTTGTGGTCTGGTTAAAATCTGTGAACGCAAATCTTCTTGGAGCTTTTCCAGAGCCATAGTATCACCGATGAAGTGCAAACGCCCTTCACGAGCCAATTGAGCCATTAAACCATAGCCCATTGTACGATTATTAAACCATGTAGCATCCCCGCCGATAGCACCATGGAACTCAACAAGCCCCCTTCTCATACGGTCTGCGGGCGTTCCTGGCATACGAGATTGAATAACCGCCTTACCTTGACCATCACAGTCCCACACTTCAAAATTAGCTTTCCACTTAGCTTTATTCAGTACGACAGCCCCAACCAATTGCATGGT